GTTTATAGTAGCTTGCAGTGTAGTATTGGCTGCAATACGAGCCTGTGCTTCATTATCAATACTAGTTTGTAATGTATTATCGGCTGCTATACGAGCTTGTGTTTCATTATCAGTATTAGCTTGTAGTTCTGCTAATTCCTCATCAGTAATTAGGTTTTCATTATTTGCTAATTGAAAGGATACTGTAGGCTTTTTAGGGTCTGTATTATTAATTACAATATGGTTATCAGTAGATGTTACTGACTCTACACCATCTTGAGTTATATTTTCTAAAGCATATTTATAATTAGTATCTCCATCTACTACCATTATTATAGATTCAGGAGTAATGCTCCCAAGAAGGGGCATTTCACTCACTTTTTTCTTTTGTAATTCCATTATTCTTCGGTTATTATAGGATTGTTATTTTGTGTTGTTAAGAAGTCCCCATTCTCTAATATAATGAATGTATTAGTAAATAAGTTATAATCAAATATATCTTGGACATCACAGCCAATTGGAATTTGAAATTGTATGTCAGCATACACTCCATTTACTACGTCTTGAAAATCATTGTTAAAATAATTGATAGACACATCAAATATATTCAGCTGTTCTAATATCTCTGTAAGTATAAGCTCAGTTTTATTGTAAGCTATATAAGGCTCATTCCTATCACAAACATACACTCTAATAGTATATGTTTTTAAGAAATCTTTTCGTAAGCAATTAACTACATCTACATTTACGTATGGATAAGCTATAGTTGCTTTGTTATCAAAGATTGTTATATCACCAACACTCGCCATATTAACAATGGGGTGGGATATACTTTGAAATTTTATTTTATCACAAAGAGCTTTTATCATTATCCTAAGTGTAAAGAGCATTTAAAATTATATTCCGCATTTTTAATGAGGTTATTATCACACATATATTCTTTAAGTAATTCTTCATACTGTTTAGAATCATTTAAATAGTGCTTACTAACCCTTACTAATTCATCAAATCTTTCACTAGAGGAAGGATTGTTTTGATAGTCAGGATTATTTTTCATTTTATAAGCAGTGGAGTACACTACCTCACTAAATACATAGTATGCCAGACAAGGTCTAATATATTGCTTTATTAAAAGATCATTAGCCTCTGTAACAGTATTATTAGTTATCTGACTTATAAGTTCATTATATTTATCAGTAGATAGTATCTTTTTAATAATGAAGTCCTCACCTTTAACTATATTAGAAATAAGGTATGCATCTTCTATATTTGCATCTACGTTGTATTCAAGTTTTAATATACTTGGAGATATTAAGCAGTATCTAGTTGTCATTATTTATTTCCTCCTTAATTTTAATTTCTTTACCAAATAATTTACTTAATCCATACTCCAATTCAAACCTTAATGATCTAATAGTTGTGCCTTTAAATACAGCTAATGATTCCTCATATTCCTGTTTTGAAAACCCTGAGCCTTCTGGATATTTACCAATTAAACAACCACTAGTAAGTTTATGTGATATAAATGCCTGCTCTTGTAAAAACTTCTGCAATTGCTCAAACTTTTGGTCAAGGTTATCATTATCTAGTTTCTCAATAGTTGTTTTAGTTTCTTCTGAATCATTAAAGGATAAAATAAATTTTTTGCCATTTTCTCCTGTAAATTTATCTTCAATTGATTTTTCAATCCTTTCTTTTACCTCTTCTCCTGGATCTCCACCATTAAAGTTAATAACTACATTAGGAGCAAACCCATTAGAGGCATTATTGTAATGGTATTCTATAATAGACTTCATTGTGTTCAAGGAAGTCATAGATGATACATAATAAGGTCTAGGATATATATCTCTTGACTTATTATTTTTAAAGTAGAACATTCCTTCTGTAATGGATTCCTGTACTATTGGATACCATTTAATTTCAGTTTTATAGGTATTCCATTTTTCTGAATAGCCTATGTGTTTTTTATCTGCTGAAAATCTACATTTAGATATATCAACATAGTTTTTAATGGTGTCTCCACCACGAGTTTTAATTATTTGAAATACAAAACCTCCAAAAATTATATAGTCCAATACAGTTTTTTGTAGAGTCCAATAATCTAAGTCATCTATTCCACTAGTAACAATTAAATCAACTATATAATCTATAGAGCTTGAATGCTCTGGAACAGAGTTATATAAATCTAGAAGAATATCTGCATCCTCCCATTAGTAACAATTAAATCAACTATATAATCTATAGAGCTTGAATGCTCTGGAACAGAGTTATATAAATCTAGAAGAATATCTGCATCCTCCCATTTATGGTACTTTTGGTTTGGGTTAAATATACTATCTGTTGTTTTTTCTTTGGCAAATTTAATTACCGATAAAAAGCTATTCATAAAATTTTATATTAGATTTGTTTGTTGATATTACTTCAAACGTATTGGTAGATTTAACAGAAACTAATTCCTCCTTTAATAAAACCCCATTACTAAACCACTTTAATTTACCTTCTATTAGCTGTAAGCCAACTAAGTTAACTAATGGAATTGTAATACTGATATAACTATTAATTAATGAATTATTTATATATTCTCCAATTAAAACGTCATCTATATACACACTTAAAATTTCTGGAATATAATTAAGCCAGCTATCAGTTAGCACTATATTCTCTTGATTTTGTATAAGGTATATCATAATTTTTTGTATTATAAAAAAAGGATGATGATTACTCACCACCCTTCTTAATTAATGTATTAAAAAATATTAAACTCCTTGACCACTTAAATATGCATCTGGATCTAAAGAATAGGGATATTCTGCTGTCATTGATTGAAGTACTAAATTATAGAAGTTACCCTCACCCATTTCAGCTCCTGTTTGTCCAACTCCAGTTGTTGCAGAGTTGTAAGAGCCATAGCCAATAAACCAGACTTCTCCATTTTGATCTTCAACCATTACATAGAATTGTCCTTTTGTTAATTGTACCATCTCATTTCTAAGAGCAGTAGTCATCTTATTTAATTGAACAGTTATATCAGTGGATACATATACTGTTCCTGCTTTGTCATCTTTTGTAAGGGTACTTACATAGTTAGCATTTCCTCTACGGAATGCATATTTTTTAAAGGTTTTACCGGTTACCATTGTTATTGATGGAATAACGCCAGCAACTGGAACACCTATTGAAACTATTTCTTCTATTGGAGCAATATATAGGTTTTTAATTCCACCTACGTTACCACACTCTAAAGAAACATTTGATAAAGTTATTGAGCAAGCCATACTTGTTTATTTATTTATTTTTATTAGTATTAAGGAGAGGATTATTATATCCCCTCCTGTATTAATTATTAAACTTTCTTACGCATTGTTACTTGAGAAGGAATAGCAAACTGAACTCCAGAAGTAAATTGAACTGCTAAACGAAATTCTTGATTATCTTTGGAATACCAAATATCAAATTTTTCTTCATCACCTGATAAATCAGTACCATAGAAAGCATTAGCTGGATCAAATCCGAAGATAAAGTCAGTGCCAGTTAAACCAGGGATAGCAACAACTTTTACATTAGACCCTGGATAGAATGTTTCCATAACATCAACTGCTGGAGAACCCATATATAAGTTTAGAGCCTGCAAAGCCATAACATATAATCTATAAGCATCTACACCTAAATAGATTTCAGCTTTGTTTAGGATAGCTGTATCAATACCAGCAAAGACTGCATCCACTTGTGCTTTAATATTTGTAGAAGTTAAAGCAACAGTTGTGCCTACAGTATTAGCAACATCTGCTAAACTGATCTTAATAAGACCATCTGCTAAATCTAAATAAGAACCATTATTTAAGGCAGTATCTCCTCGCCAAATAAGATTTTCGTGTTTAGCTGCAATATCAGCCAATATATCTTCTACGAAAGTCTGTTCAAAAGGAAGTGTCTGTTGGCCAGCAGCAATACGTACTTCGTGTTGTAATGAAGAATTTAAGAGAGTTTTGTCACAGAATGACATATTAATTTTAATTACTGGAGCAGTAATAGAACGAGCTGTAATACTAGAAGTTCCTGCTGCATTCCATCCACAAGCATCGCCATTTTGCAATGTAACATCTGTAGCCAATAAATTAATTTGAGCTTTGGTTTTTACGCCTGTTTGTAAAGAGAATCTTTTTGCTGATACAGCTCCTAAAATTGATTTTCTAATAAGCATTCCTCTATTTTCAAGGGTATATGCTGGTAATGAATTTGTAATCATAAGTTTATTGTTTTATACTTTAGCCTATACAAGTGAGGTTTATTAATTTTTTAAATAAAGTCACCCTGTTAATTATTTAGTAAAATAGCGTAAGGCTGGGTTATCGCCTAATACTATTGGTTGGTTTACACTCTCTTGCACAGGAGCTGAAAGTGGTTGTTTTGAAAATTCTTCCAGTTTAGTGTTAGACTCTTTTAATTGATTTGTCAATAACTCCAACTGAGAATTAAATTTTTCTGTAATTGATGTAACTGCATTAAGGATTAATTCCTCTGCCTGTTCTTTACTAAACATTTCAGGGGTAACACTCTCTGTAATTTCAGGAGTAACACTCTCTGCAACTATAGAAGTATCTTCTGGTTTTTCATTAGCAAAGAAAACGGCATCAATTACTGTTTGTAATTTTTCTTTAAATTCCATTTCTTCGTTTTTATTAAATTTTATTTCTTGTGTACCTATAAGTTCATTAGAGAACATACCCTCAAATGAGAACCCATTAAATGTACCATTTTTAATTTCTTGCCACAAGGCATCATCTTTTATTTTAGCTGATATAATCCAACTTCCTAGAGGAACATTGAATTCATTACCCTCAGTTGCCAAGTAGCTTTCTAGTATATCTAATGAGACTTGTATATCACTATGGGATTTATTAAATCTCATACCATTTTTAAGAAACAACATAGCCACTTTTTCAACCTCAACTGTATCAAATTTTACAAATCTTTCTCCTAGCCTGTCATTTCGGTATATCAATTTATCAGGAATTAATACAGCCCCCTTAACAATCATTTTATCTTCATTAAATTCTAATTTTACTTGCTCAGAATTAAATTTTAAAAAATCAACTTCAATAGCTGGCTCATCTACCAAAGCTATTTCAATTGATTCTGCATCTGTTAGTATTATTTTATATATAGGAATATTTTTTATCATAATTGATACTTGTATTGATTGTTGCATTTTACTATTTTTATATATTCAAAAAGCATATAATTGTTAAAGACTAGTGGAGAATTTGTTTTCCTCCACTAGTTTTATATTTTAAAAAGTAGAATTTTGCTCTCTTACTTTAACCTTACTTTGAACATCATTTATGTCTGTTACTCTCACAATATTAGGGGAAGGCTCTTTTAAATTAGCACTTGTCATAGTATTTATATTTTCATCTCTGGAAGTTAAGGCTTCTTTAATTGGATTAAGGGCCACATTAATACCACCTCCTCCACCTCCACCACTAGAACCACTCCCTGGCTTATGAGGTTTAAGCATTTGCTGTGCTCTAATACTTTCAACATTACCTACAGTTGAAGCTAATAAAGCAGCCTGTTGAATACCTGCAAGTATATAACCAAATGGTGCAAGGGATGTAATACCAGGGGCTGTCCATATACCAACCGAACCACTAGCAAAATCCATCCAAGCCTGAGCTTCTTTCATTTTCTTTTGCATTTCAAAATTCTCTTTGAGAGCATTCCATCTTTGCATTTCAATTTCATAAGCCTTATTCTCTCTCTGTTTATCAGATTGAATCATCTCATCATTAGCCCAAATCTGTTGGTCATACTCAGCACTAATTAAATCCATATTACCTTGTGCAATATCAGCCATTCCTCCAGCAACATCACTAATAGCATCTAAATAATCCTTAGCCATTTTTACACGTTCTTGCCATAGGTCACGCTCAGCTTCAACTTGTGTTCTAGTGCTATCAGTAATGGATACATTTAATTGTGCAATGCTTTCAGTTATTTGTTTAATCTTGTTAGGGTATTCTTCAAATTCTTTAAGCTGTGTTTCAATTGTAGTTTTTTGGGTCTGTTTAGCAGCTATATCCTGTTCTATAAGTTTAATGCTCTCAAGGTTAATTTGCTTTTGACTATTTAATGCTTCAATGCTTTTTTGATCTTTAGATTTATTAATCTCCTCCTCAATTAAAGCATTAGTATTTAATAGGTTAGTCTTGTTTTTATTATAGATATTTAAATCCCTAATAACAGAATCATACTCTGCATTAACAGTATCAAACTTTTCAACCTCTGCTTCAATAAGTATTTTTTGACCATACTGATAAGCTAGCTCATTATTTAAGTCCTGCTGTCTAGCATCTTCTCTACGTTTAACATAATCTATTTGGTATTCAATAGCATCATCATATATACCTTTTCTCACCTTGTTATTGTCCTCCATAATAACAAGTTCTTCATTGGTATATTTAATTTCAGAATCTACTATAGGTTTACTAAAAGGTTTTCTATCTACTATTTCAGCTTCTTGTTTAATTGCCTTTAAACCTCGCGATTTATCTAATGTTACATTAGGTGTTGATTTAGTTGAGACAGTTGATTTTATTCCAGTTTTTAAATCAACATTCCTAAGTTGAGGTAATCCTTTAATTATTTCATTTGCCTCTCTAGCCTTTCTTAATTCATCAATTATTTGCTGAGGTATTCCAATAGCTCTTAGATCTGTATCAAGTTTACCGGCCCAACTATCTTTTTGGGAAGCCTCATATAATTGTTCCCAAGTCCAACCACCAGCAGTATCAGCAGATATACCAGCTTGTGCAGTTTTTCCATTCATAAATCCATTACTTGATTGACTTTTAAATAAACTAATAGCTGTTGATTTAGCAGTTAATGCTGTTTGTTGGGCTTCTACCTTCTTTTTAATAATAGATTCATTCCAATAAGTGTCCTCTGCCATTTTTAAATATTCTTTAAAAGCTAATTTCCAACCATCAGTAGTTTCTATAATTTGTTTAAGTCTTGCCTCATTTAAGTCAAATTCTTTCTTACCAAACTCTTCAAGTTCAGCCATTCGTTCTACATTATGCTCTTTAGATGCCTTCCTATAGTCATTAACGAATTTATTAATTAATATAAGATCTTTACCTAATGCTTTAAATACATCAGTGTCTACCTCAATTTTAACTTTAGCACTTTCTGGTATTTTATTTATCCACTCAATTAAACTAGTAATAGCATAAGTAGCTGCAGCAATAGCTATAATCCAAACTCCCATTGTGATTAATTGGGATTTTAAATTAATAGTTGATTTATTAGTGGCTTCAGCAGCTTTATTAGTGGCTTCAGCAGCTTTATTAGTGGCTTCTGCTTTAGCAGTTTCAGCAATTTTAGCAGCTTCAACAGCTTCTATCAGCTTCTATGTTTTGACCAAGAACACCTGATCGTTCTTCTAATGCTTTTAGCATCTCTTTTTTATCAATAATCCCCCCTAAAGATTCTAAATGTTTATTAGAAGCAAAGGTTAATGATTTAAAAGCTTTACCACTTTTTAGTAAAGCTATATCTGAATCTATTTGTGATTTATTAAATCTATCTAGTATTACTGTTATATCTCCATAACTTTTACCAAATTGCTTACCAACATCCCCAACTGATGTTGCTAGGTTTTCAAGTTCATTATTAACGCCACCTACTATTCCTACTGTACCAGCTAAGTTAGACCCAATAACAGCTCCTTCTTTAGCTAAGTTACTCATACTGCTGGAAGCTTCTCCTGATACTTTACTTAATTCGGTTACAGCATCTTTAGCATCTCCTGCCTTATTTTTAAACCCAACCATTAAATCCTGTAGGTTATCAAAGCCATTAGCAAATCCTGCAATACCTTGTGTTATAGACATAACAGCTTGTATTTGCATCATAGTTTTAAGAACAGCATCATTCTCTACACCAAATAATGCCATTGCTCCTTGAGCTACTTGAAATCCACCAGCCAGTCCATTAATTGTTCCAGCAACTAATCTAGTAACAGAGCCAAGATCTCTTACCCCAGCTTTTACTTTATCATTAGTTTCTTTCCATTCACTCTGTAATTTTATAGCTTTAGACAGGGCTTTATTATATTGTTCAGAACCTTGCACAGAGTTAGTCATTTCTATTTTAGCAGCCCGTACTTCCCTTACATAACTGCTAAAGCTTTTAACTCCATCTTTTACTGTGTTATTTGTGGCCTCTAAGGATTTATTTAATTTATTAACACTATCCTCTCCTGTAATACCAACTTTTATATTTATATCTTCATTCATTTTATTTATGTTTTATTTATATTTTAATAATATGTATCTACAAATACAGGGCTGTATGTATAACCTAGAGATGTTAATATATATGCCTTACAATAAATTTCTCCAATCATACTATCTTCTAAGTTAACATCCTCAAATTCTGCTGCTACTACTCCTGCTGGATCACCTGACCACTCTCTAACTAGTGAATTTCCAAATGTTGGATTTGTAATCTCTGCAGAATACAACACGCCATACTCCATAACTTCATAATTTGAATAAATATTAAATCTTAGTTGTGCTATTGCATTAAAATCTGCATTTCGTTTTAATGAATACTCCCCTAAATAGGGCTCTTCATATAATGTATTAAAGCTATAGACTTGGCCATAGCCTATACCAATTATATTAGAAACATAGGCTCTATAATAATAGGAAGTATTCTCTGTTAATCCATTTACTGTAATTAAAAAATCATTCCCATTTGTTATTGAAGAACCACCACTCCAAATAGTTGTGCAATCTACACCACCTTCTGTTGGGTTTGAATTACTCTTAGAAATAATAACTCCATATTCAGTAATTGGATCTGGGTCCCCACCATTATAATTTAGTACCCCATACAAGTCTACACTTTCAAATGTTAGATTTCCAAAGTATGATACAGTATAAACTATTGGTAAACCAATAGGTAATGTATTAAAGAAATCTTGCTGACCATAACCAGTTCCATAAGCATTTGTTGCAAAAGAACTAATAGTATAGGATTCATCTGATATTAATCCATTAAAGTGAGCTGTAAAATCACTTGTACCACTGCCATTCGAGGACATAAATATATTATTTGTTATTGATGGTATCCCAGAGCCTGCTAGTTGAATTACTATACCCTTTTGAGTTACAGGACTTCCTCCATCCTCAATTCTATAACCTCCACTATCCCCATCTGTTTGTCTTATGTTAAAAGGTACTGAAGTGTCTAGCATAGGAATTGAATATGTATTTGTTCTAGCAATTAATTGATTGCTGCTATATGCTGTACCATTTTGATTAATAGCATAAGCTCTTACATAATAGGTTGTATTACTATTTAAATTACTAATAGTATCCCCATAAGTTCCAAATCCATTTGTTGTACCAGTAATTATTTTTGTATCAGCTGTTGTTGGAAATTGACTTGAGCTAGAAAAAACAAAACCATACTCTGTTATAGGATAACCACCTTGACTTAATATATTACCTACAGCATTAAAAGTAGTATAAGTGGTTGTGTTTATACTTGTTATATTAACCGTTGGTATAGAATAATCATCTAGGGTAATAGCCTCAGATACTTCCCCATATGTATATATTCCTGTAGCACTAACCATATATGGTTGAAAGTAAAATTTTGTATTTTTAATTAATCCAGAAGTAATATTAACACTAAATGTTATTCCTGGATTACTTATTGTTGAGCTTAAATTAAGACTGTTAGAATTTAAACCATATTTAACACCACCAGTAACAATAGTATCTCCACCAGTGTAGTTAATCCTTTCATTTACAGTTAATGATGTCTGTGTAATATTAGAATAATAGTTTATAGTTATATTGCCCTCCTCTTTAGTATATGGAAATAAATAATTGTTTTTATCATTAACCTTTAGTAGTTTAATGCCCTTAACGTAATTATCAAAGGGGTCATACTCAGGAATCTCAGTAATAATATAATTAACATTATTATAATGATATACTTGGCTTACATCAAGCTTACTATTAAGTATAACATCACATTCTAGGATGTGGTTGTTCACATTATAAATTTCACTGATGTATTTTTTAAAGTACCTCTCATAATGTGTAGCAGAATCAGGATATTGTGTGTCTGTTATGTTTGTATAATTATAGATTGGCTTATTCATCTCTAACGACTTACTAATGACGTCCCCATTAAATTTATATGGACTTGATGTGTAATAATTACTAATTGGTATGCTTTGAGTTTCCCCATAAGATGTACCAGTGAATGAAAATAATCCAGAGGTATATACAACGTCTAAGTTTGTTTTTAAAAATTTAACTTCTGTAGGTATACTACTTTCATAATTTGAGGCCATATTTGCTTCATAGAAAGTATCATCACATAAATAAATAACATTATCTACAATATTATTTAAGAAACAGAATACAATTTTATCACTCAGCCCTTGAGTTACTCCAAGATTTGATTTATTTCTACCAGAGTTAAAGTAACCTCCAAATTCATCATAGGCATATTTTTTAGTGTCCTTAATGAGAGCAGGAATATAACTACTGTATTCTATCTTTTTAGTTTTATTTCTTATGCTGTAGTTCAGATTAACCAATTTTTGCCCATATTTTTTTCTATTTAAGTCTTCATAGCTTGAGTTTATTAAATCATTACTAGTTAAGCCATAGCTCAAAATAATATTATTAAAATCAAATAGTTTAGGATTAACTCCCTCTATATTAATCACATTTAAAAATTCATTTTTGGAAGTGTAAAGTTTCTTTTCAATACGTAGTTTACCATTTAGTATGACTAGTTTAAGGTTATGATACTTTGCTAACTCTATTAAAAAATCTTTAATACTTACCTTTGGGAATATATTTTTACCTGTTACTAATTCACCAGTGTGAAAACTATCTCCTGGAGTATAATTTACTTTACCACCAGAAGCTACACTTATTTTTACATCATAGCCTATATGAGTTGTTGATGTACCAACTTTCTCAGAAAAGAATAAACTGTGACTTTTCTGTGGGAATTCAATGTCTAATTCAATTGCCATATTAGTTAGTGTGCCAATTTCTGGTAAGTAATCATACTCAAGCACTAGTGTATTATTACAGCTTATTGTATATTTATTTGTTGCTGAATTGAATGTTACATTTGAACTAACCCCCTTAATAAAATTTATTTCATTTTCTATCTGGGAAGTGTTATACTCTTCTTTATTACCAAAATTTTGTGGAGTACCATATGCAGGAACAGTGCCAGGTGTGTAGTTGCACATCCTCGTTTTAAAATATAATTGCCCAAACTTCTCACCCTCTAGTATGTTATTATAGTTGTAGTTTTTATTATTAAAAACTGAGATAACATTTGAAGAACCAGTGTAATAACTACTTGTAAATAGTGAAATATTTAATGGTATTTCTATATAGTATTTACCATTCTTTTTACTGATAAAATTGCCATCTATATTTTTTAATGGAATAAAGAACCTATTATAGTTGGTATTTACTGTATTAATAATACCATTAACGGTATGCCCTGCTGGATAAGTCAAGAATGCATACTTTTTAACTGCTGCATTCGTTGTTGATATATGGGTTAAATCACTATATGGTTTTAGTTCATATTCTTGGTGAGCTTTACTATATTTTCTGACCTTACCACAATTTAAATGTAAATCATTGAAGTAGTTATCTAATTTATCATCCACCTCAATAATATCATTATATTTTTTATTAATAGATTCTATAACCCCATTAATAGGAACATTATAATCAACATCATAGGCTTTTATAGTCCTTGCCTGCACCTGTGACATATCTTCTGGTAATTCAAAGGTGGTTGGTTTATTAGTAGAGCTATCAATGCATCTAAATAAGTTATCTGTTAAATTATCATCATTTATATTTATACTGTACTTTAGATTTTTAAAATTCTGTGCATAGTAAGGTAACCTTGCAGAAAATAGGCTGTATTCAATCTTGCTATTTGATCCTTCATAGTACAAGTCTAAATCATTTAAATATCCACTGCCAGTTTCATCATTACCATCAAACTGCTCTAATATGTCTATCATTTTATCATATAAAGAAACCTCATAGTAATCCTCTGTAATATTTTCAACAACTAAATTACCCTCAGATAATATTTCAGAGTCATCTAAGTACACATAAGCTATTTTCTTTGTTTGATTAAATGATATGCTTGTTTTTTCATTATTATTATAATTAAAGGTTAGTCTTGTTATTTCCCCAATATATCCAAATATTTCATCATTCTGTTGACAACGAGGCAGCTGAATTGTTTTTGACACTGCTAAATTTATAATAGAGAAATCATCTAAGTTGTTCACCTTATGCGAAAATAAAATTGCTTGATTATTATCAATCAAAGCCAGCGTGTTGTTTATTAATAACTTTCTCATTAGTCTAAAAAGGTTGTTTTTACATTATTTCTCTTTGTTGTTGTTTCTATATCGGTTAAGGTTAACTCAAAATTCTTTTCATTTAACAACTTATGTTTGTAGCCATCAAAAGTATTATTATCTATGTTATAATTAGCAATTTCAAAATGAGGATATACTTCTGGTTCAAATGTTCTTGCTTGGTCACCTTCGGTAATCATAATGTTTCTGAATACAAATGGGGAATAACCATAATTATTAACCACATTTAGATATATAAATTTAGAGCTATCGGCTGGTGTTATAAAATATGTATTAGGAGTCAATTCGATTTCATCACCACTATAGTTTGATGCTGTAGCATATAAAAATCTTGAAGCATTAACATCATCAAAACCGCTTACCACATCAACTTGGAAAAAATATTTAGTGTTAGGTTTAAGTGTATATTTTAAGTTTAGATGAATCCAACCAGCATTGTTGATTGTATACTCTGAGGATGTGTTTAATACATAGTTTTGATTTATCATATAATCCTTTGGGTGTATCTTATAAACCAAAGGACTCTTATTTAAGCTATATAATTGTTTCTCGTCAAGACTGTACCCTGTATTTTGTTTAACCTGTTTTTTAATGGTAGTTTTATGATTAAAATCTTTATTTCCAAGTTTAACATACTCCTTTTCAATTGATTCAATTTCAAATGCATTTGCTTTACAAGAAAGCTTATCCATTACTGAATTATTGTCAAGATAGAAATAATCATTTGAAACAACACCTGAGCAGCCTACAGTTTTAGTAAATGACTTTTGATTTGTTTGGGCTTTCATATCAAACGATGATGGAATCCAGTCAGTTGGTGTTATGTCTTGTCCAGGATCAACAGTCCCTTCATATAAGTAATATGATCCTAAATCAACTGAACCTGTTGTGTCGGCTATTTGTGGATGATAATAAGAATTAATATAGTGTATTCCTGAAGATGATACAGTAAATGATATAGATTTCTGGTATGAACCAGGAAATTCTGTTGATGGCACAGAATAATAAGCTCCACTCTTGTTAATTTCTACAAATAAATGTCTATTTAATGTTGCATTGCTATTATTACCATCAACTCGTAATGTATAAGTTTTTCCAGCTTGTAAGTAAAATTGATCAGACGCAAATCCATAGAGATTACTCGTTTGCATCTTTGGAATAAGATTAACATATTTATTAAACTTTACCTTTTCTATTTTAACATTTTTTATATCCATCCATTTACCTAACGCATCATTGCTACCATTAGATATTATGAAATAGCCAGATGAGTCAGACGGATATGTTCCTAATGGGATGCTGAATGGTTTTGTGAATACTCTTGTCCATACAAATGGTTCTATATTACTTGTTGTTGAAACAGAATCCCATAGGTCATTATGCATATAGGTATTTATAATAGCACTAGCTTCATCGCTTTGTACTCTAACATCCGCAGATGCTACATATAATGCCTTGGGGTCATCATAAGTAGTTATACATCCATAAACAGAAGCAGCATAAGAACTGCTAGGTTGATAACGATAGTATGGTTCATTTGATGATTCATCATCCTTCAGTGTAGCTACCATTGTCCCAGTAGCTGCATTCTCTCCAAATAATGGAGCTCTACTATCATTGACTAAATTAGGTTGAACTCCATTTAAGATTTCATTATACCCATTGGAATTATATTCATAAATATCTATAGACTCACAATTTTCTGGAATCCAGATAAACTCAGTTGTAAAATCCTGGTCTCCATTACTAACCTCTAAGGTGTTAATTTTATTACCATTAGCATCTTTAAGTGCTACATATACGTTATGATTTGAATATGTAGTAATAGGAAAGTAACTGCTCTTCTCAACCTTCTCTTGTATAGGATAATTTATAGTAGTATTGTCTTCTCTATTCCAAAAATTAACTGTGAACTTATCGGTACAAATAAAATTACTAAACTGGCTTATATCATTTACAAGTATTCTACCATCATTTAATAATGTGAAATGTCCAGCATTTATATTTGCTGTAACAAACGTAGCACTAGTACTTAATAAAAAACGCATTTTAGATGAGCACATACCTGTAAATTTAAAATTTAAGCTAAGCACATCTGCATCTGACATTATTTTATTACTGTCAAATGATATATACTTATCAAAATCAAATTTATATAAGTATGACCCTAAGGATGAATCAAGGTAGCCCTTTAATTCTCCCTGTGTTATAGCATACCATTTAGAATCCGATAGATTAAATTTTAATATGCAGTAATTATACTTTGATGCTGCTGTTGATGAAAAAATTAAATTAGAACCTCGATAGTCTTTGCTATTTACATAGTAGTCTGTTGTGTATTCATTTACACCTGACTTTGTTGCTAATACATTTATTAAATTCATTCTATTTTGTTTTGTTGTTAAATGATTCTTTCAAATCTTTATTAATTGCTTTAGTTATATCATCCAAGTAATTAGGTATAACTTCCATTTTAGTTTGTTTAAAGTAAGGTTTAGCTTTAATACCCACCTTACTTATTTTACGGGATATTGCATAAGCTAAACCATCTTTATCTGGGATTGCTTTACTTAACATCCACTTTCTTATTACTGATACAGGTGGCATCCTCTTACCAGCTGCTCTACCCCCCTCTACATTTATCCAATAATCCTCAAGACTAAATGATAGCTTTACATATTTATCAGTAACACTTATTCTATACTGAACAGAGTTATATAATTTACCAGTGGCATAAGCTCCAGTTTTGAGCTTTGCTTTATATTTATCCCTGATCTCTGCTCCTATAACGTTTAATACTTTTATTAAATTAATGTATTCCATTATTTCTTATACTGTTTCTCTATTTGTTTATTTTTATATACTAAATAACTCATAAGATTTAAAAAATCAGTAATACCTAAGTTAAATACTTCTAGGTAAGGTATTCTAGCAATCTCTGCAATATTATCAATTGTTTGCATCCATTGCATAGAACTACTTACTTTGGGCTTCTTAAATCTTTTATCTGTCTCTTCCTCTTCATCATTAAACTCTTCTTGGTTAAATAATCCTTCATAATCTTTAATAAGCTGGTCGATTGTGATAAAAAAAAATCACTGAGTAATTTAGCATCACTCATCTTAAACTCACTGTATATATTATCCACTAGATTTATAACATTGTAGTCTGTATTATACTTGCCGTCTTTCCAACCATACCATACTTTAGTTTGTGGTATTAGAAACACAGATAGTATATTCTGAATCTGAAAGTCTTTCATATAGGCTTGAAAGTCTATAAATTGTGCAGCATTAAGGCTCATTAAATTTAGGGTAGCTTTATATCTAACATTTTTAATTGTATAGTACTTTCTTAGTTTAGTATCTAGGTTCATACTATTAATTTTACCCATAGTATCTTTTAATTGACTTATTGATAATTTATTAATGTCCACTCCAAATAATTTAAGTATCTCTACTTCATTAATGCTTTCTTCTAAGAGTAAGTCTTTGTACTCATTAAATTCTTTAATTGTAAAATCTTTTAATTGTTTCATTATCGTATATCGTAATTACCAACCCTTTTAATAAGTAACTGCTCAATAGCGTGCATAACAACATCTAAAGCATCGTCGTGCTTAACACTATCAAATATTAACTGTTCTATAAGAGTTTCTTTGTGTTTAATATTTTTATTAATTATTATTCTACCAGCTTCAAAAAATGGTGAGCAACTATGCTTACGTTCATTCTTACTCACTGTTGGTTTTATTTCTATAATATTTAAGTCAGTTTCTAGCCTGAGTGTTTGTATAATAGATTTACCAGATGCTTTCCCTTCAATATATATTTTACTCTTAGCAGGTACACTATTCTTTAACCATTTAATAAGCTCTGGAAATTCATACTTATTTAATTCAAGGGAGTGTACTATTAAATTATTACCTCTCCTATAACAACCACAGATAGCATTATAGTCAGCATTCTTGCCACCATAGGCACTATCTAAAAAGTAAAATAATGGTTTCTCCTCTGTAACCTCCTCAATTAACCAATCCTTTTTAATAATACCACCGCTTGCATCTTGAGTAATCTGCATATACTGAGCCATAAATGATAGACTGCCCAATTCAGTTTTTTTACTCTCTAATGCGGACAGCGGAAATCTAGTAGGAAAGAATGATTGATTGGCCTCATTAATAGCTGGTATAGAAATAATTTTAGGATTGCCTAAATCTAATAAACAACTTGTAACATCCTCGCTGTGTAGTCTTTGTTGTACAGTAATTGCATAACTATATCTAATTGATGTTTTACGAGATGGTAGTATTTCTCTAACAAACCTTCTAGCTTCAAGCCGAGATGCTTCTGAATTAATAGCTTGAGGTGAGTTTGGATCGTCCCCAATAATTATATCAGCGTGAATACCTGTAATTGCTCCTCCTGTAGAAGTAACAAATCGTTGTCCGTGTTTATTATTTTTAATATTACTAACAGCAGTGGATGTTAATTTAAAGCTACTAATTGATTGGTACTCATCACTCATAAGTAATCTAAGAGACTTACCAGATAGTTCTTCTGCTACTTTATAACTGTATGAGTAACTAATTATCTTTACCGATGGTCTAATTAACCAAACCCAAGCTGGAAAAAATACTGAAATCATTAATGATTTACTACATCCAGGTGGGAGGTTAAATATTAAATCCCTCGTGGTACTTTCATCAATTTCTTTTCTATTGAATATTTCAAAGCGTTCTTGCAGTTCATCACATACCATTTTGATATGCCAGTTGTTATCATACTCTGAGGTCTCCACTTGCTTCCAAAAGTACAAAAAGAAGTTATAGAAGCTTCTAGAGCAATATTCCTTTACTATCTCATTTTTAACACTATTGCTTATTTCCATTCTGAATAGCGGCTATTAACTTTTCTAAATCCTCATCGGTAGTTCCTCCAAGATTAATTGTGCTCTCATTTTCAACTTTTATAAGGTTTGTAATCCTACCCTTAGTGTCATTCCACAATTTAATAGCTTTAATCTTATCAGAGTCTCTAGCATACTCTGACTGTATAATTTCAAGTAGTACCCTGTCAGTTATAACATTATAGTCTGCTAAGTTATGTTCATACTCTTCTAAATAGGTTTTAACTTTAGAAGTCTTATACCAATTATAAATAGTCTTATCACATATATCAATTGGAAATACTTCCCTATAAGAAGCTATCCTATTCATTCCTCCAATAAATAGATGAATTACTTTTAATTCTTTATCATCTAATTCTGGCCCTGTATTTGTTTTTGGGTTTCCCATAATTATTTATCCTTTATATTTTTAAATAGCTTTATTAAATCCATTAAACATACACCACAACTCATATTAAGTGGTATATTGATACTCATCTTTCTCTCACAGTACATAAGTATTTCCATAGCCTCCGTATGATTTAAACCAATTAAATATCCAGATTCTAATTGTTTAATATACTTATCATACTTATCATAAATAGTAATTTCATTGCTATTCACTATCTCAGGTTGTTGTTGTTTTTTATTTGCCATTATTCTATGCTGTTAAACCATTTTAAAACTAATCCTATAATCTTCTTAGTAAATACACTAACCATTGAACTCATAGCCGCTAAACCAATGGCATATAAAAATTCAATACTAAATAGTAAATATACTAAAGTAATCCACCAAGTCATACACATTGAACAGCTAAAGGGTTTACCTATCATTTGATATTTCCACTTTCTACCACTCCTACTATATAAAAACTTGGATAAATCAAATAGTATACCACTGTATTCAATTATAAACACCACCACAAAATTAATTATGGCTATCATTTCTATTATATATAAAATATTCATATTAAGTGCTAATTAAATTAATTATATTATTCCTCACGTTTTTAATTATACCACCTATGTAAGAGTAGCTTCTATTAGTTTGAACTGCAACTTTACGATAACTTCTAAATTCTGCAAATAATAAAAATACCTCCCTATCAACCTGATCAATGCTGTTTAGATAATTAAGTATCTTAGTAGTCCTAGAATCATAAATATCTAATCCATCATAGTACTGAGCCATTATATTATCAAAAGATTCTCAAGAACCTATAACCATATGCTTATTAATAGTTGTCTTCATTGTCCTCTCCTAAATAAAATTCATCCATTAATTCAGATGTTTGATTCTTTCTATACTTACTCCAAAATGGGCTCGTGTTGCTATTATATTGATTGCGAATAATCATTTTAATAAAAGCCAAATGATTTCCTTCCTTATAGGATTTTAATAACCCCTCACCTCTATACTCAATAATTATTAGCCCTACCTCCTGCATTAAGTCTTCCATAAGGCTATAATCACTAGAAAGTGAATGACAGTGCTTAGCTAGTCATCCACTTCCATAAATTTCTTTTACTATATTATGTCTATAATCTTCCATAGTTTTTAAGTTCATCATTTAATTCTTTATACGTTATTTGTGTGTATACACCACCCTCATACTTAATAATTTGTGCATTCACAGGATACACATAACTAACAAGTTTTTCAACATAATTATTTTTAGTAAAGTCTGTAGTAGCTTTACACATTTTACCTTTTCACTTAAATTTTAAATTAGTATTTACTCCTACATATCAACTAAATATATAGTCAATCCCATTGAGATTTATTACATTTATATAGTAGCTAGCTTTATCTTTTAAAAATTGGTACTTAACATTCTCATATATAAATCCTTGACTAGCATAGTTTAAAAATTGCAATACTGTAAGTCTTCTCTTTTTAACCTCAATATAATTATTAACCTCCTCCTTTTTACATAGTAAATCGTAATGCAAAAAACTACTACTTCCCCCGTTATCTGAAGAGGATACTGCATATCCTCGTCCCACTAATCAATTCATAACTAAGGTAACTGATTCTGTTTCTTCTTTTCTCATAATGTTATTATTTAGATCACCCTGCTCTAATTTCTAATTGTCCTTTGATTATACTATTCATTACTTAATGTTTGTACTATTTTAAATAGTGTTTTTAACTTATTCATTTCTAATTCTCTGAGAAGTTCCACCCTTTCAATCTCTAATTTAAGGACTGATACTTGGTACTGTAAAAGTTCATTTTTGAACTGCAAAGCTTCATTTGTTGTCATTTTTAATTTACTCTATGTGTTTCTGAAAATATTTCCATTTCAAGTTGTGTTTGTTTGCTAATTGGCTTAGCTGTAAATTTGGTATTAATAATAAATACTGTAATTAATACTATAGCTACTAATAGAATTATTTTTTGTATTACTGCCTTTGTTTTGTTACTCATAATGTTATTTGTGTTTATTGGTTGTTTTATTTTGTGAGGTTTAGTTTTTCATTAATTATAATATACCCTCTCTCACCTTTACTATTTATAGTTGGCTTTGTAAAGTAATAATTATTAACATCAGTACCCTTAGCTGCTTTACTAATTCCTAAAATAGAATATATATTTTTAAATATAGGTTTTAATTTAGCAGATGAATAAAACTCTCCCCTATTAAGAGACAAAGCACTCAGTACTTTATTTTCAATACTAAAAGTAGTAAAATTTAATAGCTTCTTAGTAACATCCCCTTTATGGTAATTTAATCTCTGCAACTCTTCAACTCCCAACTTATTAACTGCATCTACTACTAGACTATCAAAATCCCCTAATATGTATTGCATATCTTTAATTTCTATATACTGCAAGCATTTTTCTTTAAAGGACATCTTTTTAATTTTCTCTTGGATAATGTGTTCTAATTCACAGGCCCAAGGTTTATTAACTGTAACAGGTGTAAATTTACCAGAGCTCTTAGCAATTATATTAGCCTTTAATGAATACGTTTTACTTATCTCAAAATTGTTTTTATCAACATTTAAAAGTGTTTTCTCAAATCTAAGTTTACCATCTTCTACTATTAAATATTTATCATTAGCCTTATTTAAATCAAGGACATCAAGGGTTTCTTTACTCCTAACCTCTGATAAAATGACTTCTCCAGATTTAATATTTATATCTATAGTTCTATTAAATTCCTCCTCTGTAATATTAACATATCTGCCAGACTTATAAATAAGATTAACCGTAGTGTCTTCTATATCTCTAATTCTTCCAGCTATCTGGCTAAGTGTTGTTGAAATATCAACAAGTGAATGTGATTTTGATCCATCACAAAGCACATACATTTTAGCAGTCTTATCAAATAAATCACAGCCTTCAAAACAAGTAGAGGTATAAAAATTAATTGATTTTACAGGATCTTTTGTAGAAGCTATTTGATAGCCCGTTAACTTATGTTGATTCTTTTCTTGTTTAGAGCATATAACCCTAACTAGCTCAGGAGTTAAATTTAAAGTCTTTACTATAGTTTTAATAGTCTCAACTGAGTTTATAAAGAAGTGTAAATTATTTTCTCCTTTGTTATTAATAATTGCAATAGCTTCATCAACAACATCCTTTGATTTATAATGTCTTAGCTCTATAGGTTCTATATTGTAATCTAAAATAAGTTCCTCAAGTTCAATTAATTCATCAAACCAATATTCCCTTTTAATTGGAGTAGCAGTCATAAAACACTTTCTTGTAAATAATATTGATTGATTTAATAAGTACCTCATTGCTTTATACCTAAGACCATACTGTTGAAATATTACTTGCCATTCATCTATAAGTAAAAAATCATTATAAATATTTAATGCTGCCTTAGTATATGCTTGTGTAATTTTTATTAATCCATCATAAGTAGAAACTAGCTTTCTAACTGGTGCAGTTTTTAAATACTTAGCAATAGCTGCCACTGTAACTCCTTCTTTAACTATAAATGTATCTGAGTTATAACCCTCTTTATTATTTACAACCTCAACAAAAGGCATAAGAATAATAATATTTTCTGAACTATCCAATGCTAGACTAGTTCCTCCAATTCCGGTAACTGTTTTATTAAAAACTGTATTATATAATGGACTTAGCCCATTACTAAATTCTGGAATATCAGAAAGATAAAGTTTTTGATTTAAACTAGCTTTTAAGTTAATTAGATTTTGAGACACTGTAATTTTTTTCATTTATTTTTCTTGTATGTTATGATTAAGCTTATAATCTATATGTAACTTTTTTTTTTAAAAATATCTTATATACCCTGTGAAAAAAAAGTTGATATATTTTTTAGTAAAGTTTTTGATTTAAACTAGCTTTTAAGTTAATCTGTGAATAAAAATTAATATATTTTTTAAATATACACTGTGTAATAATCACTCCAACTCTTTTAGTTTATTTTGCTATTTTGCTATTTTACTATCCTATTAAATTTCATATACAAAGATAGTTATAAAAAATTACATAAAAACTATAAAATATAAAATAGTATAAAAATAATTTTAATAGCTATTCTAATTAATTAATTTACTGGCTAGTATACATAAAACAACAAAAGTCGAACTACTGCTCGACTTTTAATTCACTATTTAATAATAATATTATCTACTTCCAATTCACCACAGTCTGAACTTGTTTGAATAAGTTCTTTACCTTTCCTCAAAAATATCCAATCCCAGAATGATTTCTTATATGATTTGGTAATATAGATTTTATTTTTCTGTTCAACTTTAGTAATAAATGCTTCGGTTGTTGAATCCTTAGACAATAAATATCCACTTATTTTAAGGCACTTTCTAGAGTACTTAATCTCTTTTCGATATGTACTGTCATTTTGCATTTTGGATTCATTAGAAACTATCCTAGTGGTATCCACGTCAATAATTTTGGCAGTAATCTTACTATATGAAATTAAATTTTTAATTTTAATTTTATGCTTTTTAAGCAAGGAATCAATTTCAATTTTATGTTGTGTGTCTTTATTAGCTATGTACTGTTCTAATTCTCTTTTTTTTAAAATCATTTCCCTTATACCTACATCTTTTACAGATAAGTTATGCCTAAGGTATTCTATATTATCTTTCTGGTTTACATTCTCATTATATAAAATAATGGTAGAACTAAGAAGCCCTACCATTATTAAAACTATAACCACATTAATTACTTGCTTGATTTTCATTTTCTATAATATAACCTGTTTTACTAGTTATTTCTTTAGCCAATAACTTTTGCAGCATTCTCAGTACTGGTATATTTGGAAATAAGATTAGCATATTTGCAATGATACTCCACAGTTCAGTTCCTGCTATTAAACTAAAAGCTAACTTACTTGCTACAACATAGCCATCTACAATCTGGGTTTCAATTAAAAATAACCCTATAACAATTAATAAATAAAAAAATACTTTAATTAAGCTATCTCGTAACCTACTACTAAGTATATAACCCCATCCCCTCTTATGAATTATTACTACTAATCCAAATAACATATCAACAAATACAAAGGCTATAATTATATGTATTAGTGGGGCTATNCTACCAAGCCCTATAGTAGTAAAAAATCCCATTAAAGCCACTATCTTTCCAAAAGTAGTAGCTAAAATATTTGAAAATCCAGTAAATATTTTACCAGCTACCATTAAAATTTGTGTCTCCATTTCTGTTAATTTATTTAAGTTTATACTTTTCATATACTCCATTTGC